TCAGACATGAATGTTCCTCCTGACAGACGGGCCCGGCCCGTAGATTTCGGAAAGCTGCGCCACCTCGATGGCGAAGCTGCCCCCTTGCGCCGCGTGCGCCCAGACGTTCTCGGGGATCGCCCAGGCAGGCCGCGCGACCTCCTCGCGGTGCAGCAGGGTCGTGCCGCGCACCAGCCGCACGACATAGCGCTCATAGGCCTCGCCCAGCGGCACCTCGGGCGCATCCCAGCCATCGCCCCCGGTCCGGGTGCGCCGGACCCACGTCACTTCGCGGTCCTTCACCGACAGGTGACTGGGCGACAACGGCCGCAAACCAGCGCCCACGACGACAAGCGACCGCTGCCGATAGCTCTCGTCATCCGGCGACTGGCTCGACGGCCCGATCCGCCAGTGGCGCAACTGCCCCCGCGCGTCCGGGTCCAGGTCGACCTGCCTGGGCGAGCCATCCATCAGAACGACCACGCTGCCCGCCGGCCATTCCGCCGGCATCAGCGCATCCGTCCCCGCCTGCCCCCGAAGCCGCCCCGAGATTTCCCACTCGCCCGGCGCCACCAGCTTCGCGTCAGAGAACTGCATCAACTCCCAGTTCCCCGGAGAGCCGTCGCCGATCGCCAGAACGTTGCCCCCTGCCATCAGGGCATTGCGGCCGATGGACCGCAGGTTGCCCCCCTTCACCCGCACCCTCAGCGCAGGCCCTCGGTCCAGAACCCCCGGCCTCGCCGCAGGCAGCGCGCCCAGTGTCACCCCCATGACGGCGCGCGAGGGAAGGATCACGTTCGGCTGCCAGCCGCTGTCCTCCTCGAACGACACCCAGGCCCGCACCGCCCCCGGCCACGGAGTCCCCGTGGCGGCCAACCACGGCGCATGAGGCACCTCGGTCCCCCGCATCATCGGCAGGTCCAAGAAGACCGGCCAGACCGGCCCCGCCGGGACATGCGCCTTCCCGCGCAATCCCTCGCTCACATGGGGCGCAGGCCGATAGACCCCCGGCTCGACCCGCACCGCCTCGACCAGAGTCGCACCGGCACGCTCGACCCGGTCGATGCGCCAGCGGTCTCCGGCCCCCGCGCCATCCGCCAGCCGCACCACATCGCCCGGCCCCAGACCGGCCCGCGACGGAGGCAGCGCGAACCGCGCCGCATCCTGCGCCACTTTCGCCTCGACCAGCCAGCGCGATGCGACCGCGTGCCCCTCAGCCAACGTCAGCACCATCGGCAGGTCATTGTCCGACACCGAGAGGACCTGCCCGTCCGGCAAGGCCGCCTCGGCCGTCCGCGCGCCATAGTCGCCGCCCGTCTCGACATGGCTCAGCCGCACGCGCCCCACCATCTCGGCCAGAGGGGCGCGAGTGATCTCGAACCCGCCCAACTCCTCGGCGACGGCAAGCTCGCCCTCGGCCAGCACCGCATCCACCCGCCCGTCGCGCATGACAAAGCGCAGCACGCCGTCGCGTTCCACCGCGTCGAACCCATGCGCGAGCATCAGCGGCTGCAACGCCGCCCGCCCGCTCTCCGGCCCACTGACAGCATAGCCGCGCACGACCCCATGCAGCCCGCTCACGTCATAGGCCGCGACCCCCGCCCCTTCGCAGATGTCGCGCACCACATCGGCCAGGGGCACCGCGCCCGCGCGGCCGTTCAGCCAATGCCCCCGCTCCCAGGCAAGCCCGTCCGACCACAGGTCGTCCCGCGCCGGAAACGCCGGATAGGGCCGCGCGTCCCAGGCCCAGACATGGGCGCGCGACAACTCGACCATCCGCCCGACCTTCATGGCAGGATTGTTCGCCGGATCGGCCCAGTATGACGTGACCGCCTCGACATAGGCCGCCTGGATCGCATCGTCCCGCCGCCCATCGGAAAACCAAGGCAGCATCGCCTCGCTGCTCATGGCATCAAGGAACTTGTTCGGCTGGTTCGTCCCCTTGTCGAGCGCCGCGCAGCCGTATTCCGTGAACCAGATCGGCTTCGACCCCGGCACCCAGGCCGTCGGCTCGGCCGACCGCGCACCATCCGGCCCACGGTCGTAATGCCAGTTCGACCACCAACCCTTCAGGTCCTTGTAGCGCCAGATCCACGGCTCGCCCTGCCCGTCCGTGATCGGCGTCCGCAGTTGCGTCAGCCGATCCTCGTCGCTGGCGTAATACCAGTCGAACCCCTCGCCTCCGCAGACATTGGTCCGCAGGTAATCGACATTGCGGATATCGACCCAATGCGCGTCGAGGTGCCCCTCGCCCTCGCGCCAGTCCGACAACGGCATGTAGTTGTCGATGCCGACAAAGTCGATGTTCTCGTCGCCCCACAGCGGATCGAGGTGGAACACCGCCTCGCCCCCGCCCGGATGATGGCCGAAATACTCGGACCAGTCCGCCGCATAGCCCAGCTTCACCCCTGGCCCGAGAATCGAACGCACCTCGGCCGCCAGCCGCCGCAAGGCCGCGACCACCGGATAACCGCTCGCCCCCCGGATCTGCGTCAACCCGATCATCTCGGACCCGATCAGGAAGGCGTCGATTCCGCCCGCCATCCGGCACAGATGCGCATAATGCAGGATAAAGCGGCGATAGCCCCACTCCTGCGGCCCCGAATAGACGATCCGCCCGTCCTTCTCGGCAAAATCCGCAACGCAAGCGGTCCCGAAGTACGCCGCCACTTCGGCATCCGCCGCCGCAGTCCCCTGCGGCGAGCCCTTGCGCCCCGCAGCCACCGAACTCGTGATCCGCCCCCGCCAGGGCATGACCGGCTGATCCTTGTTCCCCGTCCAGGGGTCAGGCCGCCCGTTCCCCGCCATCTGCTCCATCAGGATGAACGGATAGAACACCGCCGCCCGCCCCGAGGCGCGGATTGCCCGGATCGCCTCGACCACCGACCCGTCAGCCGGAGTCCCCCCGTAGATCGACCGCCCCTCCTTCCGCGCGATGGTCGCTGCCTCGGCGCGCTTGATTCCACCCGCGCGCCACGGCATCTCCTCGCCGTCGATCTCGGTCTGCTCGACCTTTGGCCGCACGGTGCAGTTACCGGCCCGCAGATCGTCCCCGAACCACGACACAACGACAGAGACCGACCCCACCTTCGGCAACTCGCGCCCCAGCGTCGCCAGCGAGACCTGAAAATCAGTCCCTCCCATCGGCGTGTTGCGGTTGAGAATCCGAGTCTCCCCCAGCCCCAGATCAATCGAAACCTGTCGCGTCGCCAGCGCATACTCCCCGGTTCCCGGGATCAGCGCCACCGCCTGCACGTTCTCGGCCAGCGAAGCCGCGCCCTTCACGCCCCGCGTCACCTCGAAGCTCATCTGCGGCACGCGGTTGCCCCAGCGTTCCAGCGCCAAGTCCTCCAGCACCACATAGGCGATGCCGCGATAGGCAGGCGCGGCCTCGCCCTCATGCGCGGCGATCACCGGGTCGGGCAACTGCGCTTCGTCCCCGCGATAGACGCGCAGGTTCAGGTCCGACGCCGCGACCTCCTCGCCATCCGCCCAGACGCGCCCCACGGACAGGATCGGCCCCTCGCAGAGCGCGATGGCCAGGCTCAGCCGATAGCTGATCTCGGTCACGCGCGGACCTGATCCCTTGCCCCCCGCGTCCTGCGACCGGCTGATCTCGGTCACCGGCGAGGCCCAGATGACATGCCCCGGCACCCGCATCTGCCCCCAGACGTGCGGAATCGCCGTCCCCTCGCCCGCCGTCTGCAGCCGCAGCCGGTCGATGCGCCCCGTTTCCACCAACCGCGCGCCGCCGCCCAGCAACCGCTGGTCGATCACGCGACCGACCGTCGCGCCCACCGCGCGGCCGATGACGGCCCCGGTCAGCCCCAGCATGGTGCCGCCGAAGCCCGCGCCCACGGCAGAGCCGGCCGCCGCCAAAAGGATGGTCGCCATCGCCTTCTCCCATGTCTCTTGAAATGCCGGCCCTCAGGCCCGCCTCACGGCCCGGGCCATCGGAACCGCGCCGCGATCCGCGCCCGCCACGGGGCGGAGAGCGGGCTTTCGACCACCCCGTGCCGGTCATAAGCGTGAACGAAGCTCGCCCCCTCGCCCACTCCCGCACGGATACCCAGATGCTTGGCGACCGCTCCGTCCCTCATACGGAACAGCAGTACCTCGCCCACGGCTTCGGGGGCATCCGGCGCCACCGCCACCAGGTTCCGCAGCGCCGCCGCCAGCAAGGGCTCGCCCCTTCCCGTCTCGCCCCAGTCAGCGGTATAGGGCGGCGCGGCTTCCGGCTCGGTCCCGTAGAGCCCGCGCCAGACGCCCCGCACCAGTCCCAGGCAATCCGCCCCCGCCCCCCGGGCCGAGCCCTGATGCACGTAAGGCGTCCCGATCCATCCCCGCGCCAGTTCGACCGCTCGCCGGCTCATCTCCGCCCCCTGTTTGCCTGCGGCGCAATCAGCCAGTCCTCGGGCGGCAGATGCGGAAAGCCCCGGAAGTTGAGGAAGTTTAGGAATTTCCCCTGGCAGGTCTCGGCCCGCTTGTCGCATCCTGCCGTCAGCCGCACCCTGTTCCCCACGGTGGGCGCCGCACCGGGAGCGGCCCAAAGCTCGACCTTCCGCACCCCCTGCGCGGGCATGAGGTCGATCTTGACCGCCCCCGTCAGGCCCCTCGCCCTGCCGTCCAGAAACGCAATCCGCCCATGCTCGAACCACCCCGAGGCATGTGCCGGCACCCCGCGCAGCCTCAGCCGAGCACCGCCCTCGTCCAGTGACTCGATGACGCCCTCGGCCCAGAACCCCTCACGCCCCAAGTCGAACCGGCACTGGCCGTCCCCCAGAAGCGCCGAGCAGCGCGGATGATAAACCTGCCCCTGCGCCCGGTTCAGCGCCTCGGCCAAGCCCCGCAGCTCGGCACGAAAGGCGCCCGCCGCAAAGGTGATTTCGCCCAGCGAGCCGCGGAACACCAACCGCCGCGCCGCCACATTGGTCCAGTCCACCTCCCACAGCCGCACCTCGGCGCCGTCCCAGCGGCCTGCCGCCAAGTCCTCTGCGGTGATGGAATCATCCGACAGCACCCCCTGCGCCTCGGTGTTGTCCACCGCCAGCCCAAGCCCCTGCACCAGCGTCTGCGCCGTCAGCCCCGCCTCGGGCCGGAACGCGATCCCCTCGAAGGACAGCACGCCATCATGGTCCGTGAACCCCAGCTGCAGCCCGTCCGAGCGGCTCACCGCCCAGGCTCGCGCGATCGTGGTCGCCGTCATGACCGCACCTCGATCACCGGGATCTGCGGGGCGTCGCCGGCCTGGAATGTCGCCACCGACACCGCGATCCGGTCGGTGTCGAAGCGCACCGGCACGTCGAACTCGAATCCCGCCGTGACGGGGGCATCCATCATCGGCGCGTCCTTCAACAGAATTACGCCCGTCTGATGATCGCAGGTGAAGTCGATCGTCTCGAACCTCTCGACCCCGCCGATGCCCACCCGCACCGTGCCCTCGACCAGCTTGACGATGGGTCGCCGATACGCCGCCGCGCCCGAGCGATAAAGCTGGCTCAACCGGAACTCGACGGTGTTCCCGTCGCCCCGCCCGATCACCTGATCGTCGAAGGCGACCGCCCGGCTCGGCAGGCAGGACTTCCAGTCCGTCCAGTCCTTCCACCGGAACCCGTGCAACTGCCCGCCCCGCGCCTCGAAGAAGGCGATCAGCGCCGCCATGTCGTCGAGGCTGCGCAAGCCCACGCCCGCGTCATACCGCCTGCGCGAATGCGCCCAGGGGCTGTTGCGCTCCTCGAATCCGTTGGTCAGCGTCACGATCTCGGTCCGCCGCTCGGGCCCGCCCATCGAGCCGAAGGACAGATCGGCCGGAAACCGCACCTCATGAAATGCCATCGTCGCCACCACTCCTTACGACCTGTATTTCTTTCTGGCCCAAATACCCCAGGGCTTCCGAGCGCCGGAAAACGGCCCACAAGGCCGTTTCCATCGAGGAAGGACGAAGGGCGGCGGGGGCGAAGCCCCCATCACCCGTTCCGCTCGCCGCGAGAGATCACCCGCCCCAGCCGCGCCGCGATCTGGCTCTGGCTGCGCTGGAACCCGGCCACATCCGGCGTCGTCACGTTGAAGGTGACGTTCACCGCCCGTCCGCCCCCCGCCGCGGCCACGCCCAGCCGCCCGTCGGCGCCGTGCCGCAACGGCATGATTGCCTCGGGGCCCGCCTCGCCCATCAGCCCGGTCGCCCCGCGCAGGGGGAAATGCGTGGGTTGGCTCACGACGCCGCCCTTGGCAAAGGGCATCACCCGTCCTTGCGAAAACGCCCCGCCATCCGCAAAGGGCAGCGCCCCGCCAACGAAACCGCTGACCCCCTGCGCCAGCGCTCCCGCCATCGCCTGCTGCACGGGCCGCATCGCCACGGCAAAGACCGTGTCCGCCATGCTTTGTGCCACGCCCTTCAGCGCGTCCGACAGCTTCACCCCGTCGAACGCCACGCCCTCGAAGGCGCGACGCAAGCCCCCGCCGAAGCCCGAAGTCAGCGAGGACACCTCGCGCCCCGTCTGCCCCATGACCTGTCCCAGCCTCGAAAGCTCCGCCTCGAAGGCCGCCGTCATCCGGCCCGACTGGTCCAGGCGCTCGCCCAGACGATCGAGCCCGTCGCGGCCGAAGCCGTCCCTGTCCGCCATCCGCTTTCTCCATTCCTCAACCGTCGGGAAACTCGGCCATCAGGTCGCCCAGCCGCCCGCGCGTCATCGCGCCCGCGCCGAACTCGATCCCCAGCATCAGCGCCAGTTCGGCGGGCGTCAGGTCCCAGAACTCGCGCGGCCTCAAGCCAAGCCCACGGAGCCCCGCGCGCATCAGCCCCGGCCAGTCGAGTCCCCCCCCAGCGCGGGCAGCCTCCCCGCCGCCCGCGCCGCTCATGCCGCCCCGTGGAAGGCGCGCGCGATCAGCTCGGCCGCGACCCGCGCCGCGCCCACCGGCCCGCCATCCACCTCGACCACCATCAGATCGGGCACCTCGCCCTGCCAGCCGCCGCCGCGCAGCCCCGCGACCAGAACGGCGATCACATCGCGGCTGGAAAACCGCCCGCTCTCGAACCGCTCGATCACGCCCAGCAGGCTGTCGCAGCCCAACTCGCCTTCCAGTGCCGCCAAGGCGCCCAAGGTCAGCCGGGCAACATGGCGCTGGCCGTCCAGCACCACCGCCACCTCGCCCCGATGCGGGTTCACGCTCACGGCTCGACCACTGCCACGGCCAGGAAGCTCAGCGCCCCGGCCGAGGCCAACGACAGCTCATAGGTCGCCTCGCCGTTATAGCTGCCAGCGTATTCCAGCCCGGTGATCTGGAACGGTCCCTCGACCGTGCCGAACCCCGGGATCACCACCTGAAAGCGCGGCACCTCGCCGTCGAAGAAAGCCTGCCGCGCCCGCGCATCCGTCGCCTCGTCGCGGAAGACCCCGGACCCGGAAATCGAGGCCGACCGCACCCCCGCGCCGCCCAGCAACTCGCGCCAGCCGCCCTCGCTGGCGACGGAGGTCACGTCGATCGTTTCCGCGTTGAAGGCCAGCCGCGTCGCCCGCAGCCCGGCCACCGTGGCAAAGCTGCCGTCGCCCGTCATGTCCATCTTGATCAGCAGGTCGCGCCCGTTCTGCACCGCCATCACCCAGTCCTCCTCATGCCACCTTCAGGCCCAGGTCGATCCGCGCGCGGAATGTCATGTCCACGCGGCGGCCCGAGCCGCCATCCGCAGGCCGCGCCCGCGCGCTGACGAACCACAATCCGGCCAGATGGCCGGTCGAAAGCGAAAGCGCGCCGTCCTCCAGCGCCTCGACGACCGCCCCCGCGGCCTCCTTGACCGGGGCGAAGCCGCCCCTGTCCTCGGTGCCCGACAAGACCGAGACGATGAAGTCGTGCCGCGCGCCGCCCCCTGTCATGTCGCCCGCGTCGGCCACATCCTCGGGCCCCAGCGCCACATGAGTGCCGCTGGGAGGCGCCGCAGGCATCGCGTCGAAGATCGCGTCACCGACCAGTTCGGCCAGCGCCACGTCAGCCCGAAGCGCCTGATAGACCGCAGCCTGCAAGGCCACGGATGCGTGGAAACTCATGTCAGCCCCTCTTCCCTTGCCCGGCAGTCCAGCCACAGCCCGGCGGAACCCGCCTCAGCCACCGCCTCGATGCGGAAGACCCGCCCGCCCATGCGGAACCGCTGCCCCGCAACCGGCCTGCGCGGATCGCCCGCCCGCGCCGCGCGCACCGTGATCCGCCAGGGCACAACGCTTTCCGCCCCGACCTCGCCCTGCCGCTCGGCGCCCGAGCCCGCCCGCATCTGCGCGTAAAGGATGCCCAGCGCCCGCCATTCCATCCGATAGCCGCCCATTCCGTCCGCCACCCGTTCTGGACGTTCCAGCACCAGCGGTATCGTCGCCCGGGGCGCGCTCATGCCCGCCCCCCTCGGCCCGCGAGGGTCCGCACAGCCCGCCACCGCTCGATCAGCGCCCCGACCCCGTGCGGCAGCGCCAGTTGCGTGCCGTCGAACCCCCGGTCCTCGTAATATCGCGCTGCCAGCATCATCACCGCCTGCGCCAGATCGCCCGGCACCCGGTCCCAGCTTGTCCCGAAGCCCGCCGCAAAGCGCACCGTGACGAAGCCGCCCAGCGGCACCGCCGGCAGGCTGGACCCCAAGGGCGCCAGGATTGGCCGCTGGTTGTCGGGAACCAGCCGCCACAGGCTCGGCGGCACCTCGGTCACGATCCCGGCATGGTCGGTCATCTCGACGGTCTCGACCGACAGCGCCGGGGCCAGCGGCAAGGGCTGGCCGCGGGGATCGCGCCAGTCCTCCAGCCGCAGCCGGAACACCCGCGTCAGCAGCACCTTGCCGGTGCGCGCCTCGACCGTGGCGATGGCGGCGCGCAGGAAGCCCGCCAGCGCCGCATCCTCGGTCGCATCCTCGACCGGCTCGAACCCCGACCCCATCCGCAGGTGGCCCCGCAGCGCGGCGACGGGCAGCGACGCCTGTGCCGGTGCGGTTTCCTCGACGAGCAACATTCCTGAAACCTCCCGTTCCAATAGCAACCGCTGGTGAAAAGGCGGGGCCGCGGCGCGGCCGCAGGCCACAGCGCGCGCGGACAGTGGCTGTGCCGGTCTGGCCGGCAGCCCGCCGCGACCCCGCACCCCGCGTCCTCAGCTACCCATGTGCAGCAGCTTGTAGGCGCGGGGATCGACGACCGCGCCGCCGACGCGCTTGGTCGCGTAGAATAGCACATGCGGCTTGGCCGAGTAGGGGTCACGCAGGATGCGCAGGTCGGGCCGCTCGGCGATGGTGTAAGCCTTGCGGAAATCGCCGAAGGCGACCGACTTGGACCCCGGCGAGGGGTTCGGCATGTCCTCGGAAATCAGCACCGGATAGCCCAGCAGCCGCGCGGGCTCGCCCGCCGACAGCCCGTCAGACCAGAGGTAGCGCCCGTCGCCGTCGCGCATCCGGCGCACCATGCCGGCCAGGCGGCTGTTCATCAGAAAGGCTGCGTTCGCCCGGTAGCCCGCGCCCAGCGCATAGACCATGTCGATCAGCGCATTGGCCGGGGCCGCTGCAGCGAAATCGCCCGCCGCCCCCGTGGCCACGAAGCCCACCTGCGTCTCGTTCGCCGCCGCGTTGGGGGCAGAGGGCACGCTCAGGATGCCGCGCGGCTTGTCCGAGCCGTTGCCGGTGATGAAGGCGGCCGCTTCGGCGCGGGCGAACTTCTCGGCAATCCGCTCGGCCAGCCAGCTTTCCAGGTCGAACGAGGCGTCATCCAGCAGGCGTTGCGTGGCCTTCGGCATCGCGGCCAGCTCGTGCAGCGCGATCGAGATCTTCTCGACCTGCGGCGTGTCGGTCTCGGCCGTGGCCGTCACCTCGGAGGCCCATCCCGCGCCGATGTCCGTCTTGTCCATCAGCACTTCGTAGGCCGAGGCCTCGACCTGCACGACCGTCGCCAGCGACCGCAGCGAGCCGGTGGTGCGCAGCACCTCTTGCACGGCTTCCGAGATGATCGGCACGGCCAGGTAGCCCCCATCCGTGCCCGAGGCCATGGCCTTTTCTTCCAGCGCCAGGCTGCGCAGGCCGGTGTCGTCGCCGCGGCGCAGATAGGCGGCGAAGGCCTTCTGGTGCGGCGCCTCGATCTCGGCGGCCTGCGACAGGGGCGAGCGGCCCCGGAAGGCGGTCTTGCGGTCCAGCATGGTCATGCGTTTGTCCTGTGCTTGCAGCTTTTCATCGACATTTTCGCGGAAGGCCTTGAGTTCATCCACGAACTCGGCCATCGCGCCCTTCAGTCCTGCGGGCATGGCGCTCCCGCCCGCGGCATCCACCTCGGTCATCGCCGTCTCTCCTCGTCAGAAAAGGCGGTCGCAGCGTCCCGACCGCCTGCCGTCGGCACGGGCGCATGGCCCGGCCGGTTCCTTCGCAGCGCAAGGGCGGCGGGTCCGGGGCGCCTCACCAGCCCCGCCCTCCCGCCGCCCGGCCGCGATCCCTTGTGTCAGCCCCGCAGCGCGGCCGAGGCCGCCCGCAGCGCCTCGGCCAGCGCGCCGGCCTCGTCACCCTGATCCTCGGACTTCCGCCCGACCTTGGCCTCGCGCAGCATCGGAAAGGTCACGAGCGAGACCTCCCACAGTTCGACCTCGGTCAGCACCCTCCGGCCCTCGCGGTCCCGCTCGGCCCGCACGGTGCGATAGCCGATCGACAGCCCGTCGATGGCCCCCGCCGCGATCAGCGCCGCCGCCTCGCGCGCCTGCGCCACCTCGGGCAAAAGGCGTCCCCGGACCCACAGCCCGCGCCCGTCCTCGTGGATCTCCTCCCAGATGCCGATGGGCTGGGCAGGATCGTGCTGCCACAGCATCCGCACCTTGTCCCCGCGCGCCGCCAGCCGTCCCAGGCTCGCCGCGTAAGCGCCCGGAGCCACGATGTCCCCGCCCTGGTCCGCCACCCCGAACAGGCTGGCGTAACCCTCGAGCACATGGCCTTCCGTCAGCACGGGCGCGCCGCCCGCGAACTTCAGCTCAAGCCCCAGATCGTCCATCCGCATCCCTCAGACCCCTTTTTCCGCGAATTGCAGGATCGACTGGACCGCCTGCGTCAGGATCACGGCGATGACGCCGTAGACCGTCATCCACAGCCGCCCCTCCAGCCCCTCGATCAGCGCCTCGATCCGTTCGAGCCGCTTGTCCACCTGCCCGAACTGCAGCGCCATGATCCGCTCCTGCGCCTCCAGCTTCTGCTCGTGCCAGACCGAGCGGCGGTCGATGAACTTCGACCCCTCCATCTCAGCCCCCCGCGACCGGAGGCAGCCCCAGCGCCGCCCGTTTCTCGGCATCCGTCAGGAAGCCCGCCGCCCCGACCCTGGCCCAATGCTGGTCCCGCTCCTCGGCCAGCGCCGGAACCTGGTCCAGATCGGGCTTGAGGTCGATCTCGACCCCCAGATGCTCGGACAGCCACCAGGCGACTCCCGCCGCGACCCGAGTCGCCAGCGGCAGCACCGTCAGCCGGTAAAAGGCCCGGTGCGCCTCGGCGTAATTGGCATAGGTCGCGTCCCCCGGTATCCCGATCAGCATCGGTGGCACCCCGAAGGCCATCGCGATCTCCCGCGCCGCAGCCAGCTTGGTCTCGTGGAACTCCATGTCCGAGGGCGAGAACCCCATCGGCTTCCAGTCCAGTCCGCCTTCCAGCAGCATCGGCCGCCCGGCATTGCGCGCACCCTGATGATGCTGCTCCATCTCGCTGACCAGCCGATCATACTGGTCGGGGCTCAGCACCCCCTGCCCGTCCGCGCCCTTGTAGATGATCGCCCCACTCGGCCGCGCCGCGTTGTCCAGCAGCGCCCGCGACCAGGCGCTGGCCGAATTGTGGACATCCACCGCCACCGCCGCCGCCTGCATCGGCGACAGCCCGTAATGGTCATCCGTCGGATGAAAGCTGCGGATGTGGCAGATCGGATCGGGCGAGCCGGTCATGTCGAAGCGATGCTTCCGCCCGCCGACCGCGTATTCATAGGCCACCGGCCAGCCATCCGCCCCCGGCACCACGCTCATCCGGTCCGACCGCAGCACGTGCAGCTCTCCCGGCAGACCCGAGGCGCCCACATCCACCGCCTCCAGAAACCCGTTCCCCGACAGCAGGATCTGCCCGAACAGCGCCTCGAACAGCTCGGCCCGGCCCTGCCCCGGATTGGGCCGCCGCATCAGGTCCAGCACCGGATGCACCTCATAGCGCCGCTCCGCGTCCTGGCAGACCAGAGGCACCGCCGCCGCCGCCTCGGCCACCAGCTTCACCGCCCGGAACCCCACCGGGTTGCCGACAAAGCCGCCCCGCGTCAGCGCCCCCATGTCCCGCGCGCCCCACAGCGCCCGCCCAGCCCCCTGCGCCGCCATCACCTTCCCGGCCGCGCTCGCCTTGGCCTCGACCACCGCCGCGACCGGCGCCACCCTTTCTTCGGCGGCCCCTTCAGGGGCGCCCATGTCTTCCCGCGGCCCGCGCCGCCCGAACCACCGCATCGCCAT